AGAGAGACCAATTCGGCGGGTTCTGCTATCCCTTCAACGGGACCATTGACGATCACAACGGGACTTACCAAAGCGATCACGAAGACGACGACGCATTGCCACCGCTGGCGCGTTTCATCTTCGAGGGCTTCGAGTGTTTCGTTTATGAATACGGCATTGCCGCAATTCGCGACCGTGCAACCCGTGAAACTAAGATCGCGAGGTTTGACTGATGGAAGCCGCAAAGCAAACCGAAACCACGCCCGCCCAGTCGCTGCTTTTCCAATTGCAGTTCATGGGCATGATGATGATGAGCGGACGCCAAGACGAAGCCGACGCCGCCTACGTTAAGGCGCAGAAACTAGCCCAGCAACTGGTGGACGCTGGCCACTAACGCCACCGATCCGCCGACACTAAGCCCGCCACCGTGCGGGCTTTTTTATGCCCGTGTTAAATAGTTAATTAAGGCGGGCCCCGCCCCGCGTACCAGTTCCCAAACCTACGGGCCGAGAACCCGTGGCCGATGGCGTCGGGCCGTGGGCCGCTGGCCGTGATCCCCGCACCCCAGCCGGTGGAAGTTAAACCGCGAACGTTGCACCGTGGCCGGTGCCAGTTATCCGCCGCCGGTCGCCTTCGATCCGCTGGCCGCTGGCCGTGGTCCATCCGCCGGAAACATCGCGCAGGGTCCCCCGCCTATCGGGTCAAGCTGCGCAGACCAGCAGCCAACGAGCGCGATCCGCCGCGCATGGCCCCGCGCTTACGAGACGGAGGCTTGGGCCATGTTTCTGACGAATAATTACCATATTTTTTGAATCAGAATTAACTGTCTTATATTTGTGCTTAAAATCGCATATAATGCGTGATATGTTCCACGTGGAACATCGCAAATTGTTTCACGTGAAACATTAAAAACTGCGTATGAAAAATTAGCTAGGGACCCCTATGAGTACAGCGCAAAACACGTTGCTAGAAGACAAAAAACTGAAGCTTGAGCTACGGCTCGCGCAGCTTGAGAAGAATGAGAAGTGCCAAGATGATTTTTTAACTTTCGTAAAAACCGTTTGGCCTGAGTTTATCGCGGGTCGTCATCACAAAATCATTGCTGAAAAGCTAGATCGTGTTGCTCGTGGCGAGTTAAAGCGCCTAATCATCAACATGGCACCGCGGCACACGAAGTCTGAGTTCGCCTCCTTCTTGTTCCCGGCGTGGATGATGGGCCGTAATCCGAAAATGAAGATCATTCAGGCGACGCACACGACAGAATTAGCGGTTAACTTTGGTCGTAAAACAAAAAACATGATTGAGAGTGATGATTTCAAGGATATTTTTCCGGAAGTTAAGCTTGCTGCGGACAGTAAGGCCTCTGGTCGGTGGGACACGAACCGTGGTGGAATGTATTACGCGGTGGGTGTTGGGTCGAACTTGGCTGGTCGTGGTGGTGATTTGGTGATTATTGATGATCCGCACTCGGAGCAGACGGCGATGAGCAACACTGGCTTTGATGATGCGTGGGATTGGTACACAGGTGGTCCTAGACAGCGTTTACAACCGGGCGGGTCAATCGTTATTGTTCAGACTAGATGGTCTGAGAAGGACATGACGGGGCAATTGCTTCGATCTATGGCAAAAGACCCGTTGGCGGACCAATGGGAAGTTGTGGAGTTGCCTGCAATTTTTGAAGATGGGACTCCGTGTTGGCCTGAGTATTGGAGTCTTGAAGATTTGACCGCGGTAAAAGCGTCAATTCCTCCGTCTAAGTGGAACGCGCAGTATCAACAAAATCCTACGGGTGAAGAAAATGCGATCATTCGACGTGAGTGGTGGCGTGTTTGGGAGCCAGAAAAGATTCCGCAATTGGAATATGTGATTCAAAGTTACGATACGGCGTTTAGTAAAAGGGAAACGGCGGACTATTCTGCAATTACAACGTGGGGGGTGTTTTATCCCAATGAGGGTGGTTCGGGTCCCAACCTGATCCTATTGGATAGTAAAAAGGGACGTTGGGATTTTCCTGAGTTGAAACAAGTTGCTCTTGACAACTATAAGTTTTGGGAACCAGATACTGTTATTGTTGAAGCCAAAGCTAGTGGACTGCCTTTGACACACGAGTTAAGAAACATGGGCATACCAGTTGTAAACTTTACACCGAGCCGCGGTAACGATAAGGTGAGCCGAGTACATAGTGTATCGCCATTGTTTGAAGCAGGGATGGTTTGGGCCCCCGACGAGACTTTTTCGGACGAGTTAATCGAAGAAGTAGCTGCTTTTCCTAATGGAGAACACGATGATTTGGTAGATAGTATGACACAGGCGCTTATGCGCTATAGACAAGGAAACTTTGTACAACTGCCAACAGATGACTGGGAAGATGACGAAAACCATGCTAAAGTGAAAGCGTATTATTAACTTTTTTTTATGGAAGGCCTGCAAATGAATAGTGCCGCGGTAAATCTTGGAGCGGGCGGATTTGTCTCCTACTTTGAGGACGGCGGAGCTACGGTCGTTTTAGGTGGTGAGCAATTACCTCCACCTGTACAAGAAGAAGAATTTGACGAACGCGGCGTAGGAACCTTCTTTGCAGAACAATATACACCTTTTGCTTCTCCTCCTGAAGGCGCACGGTTTGATGCGGACAGACAGTCTGAGATAAGAGCATCTGGTAATCCAAATTCCGAGGCCCGTGAAACATATTATCCGGAAGGTAATACTTTTTACGAAACCCTTCAACAAGACTACGACTATCCGTTAGTTCAAGACCCTATAGAGGGTCCAAATCGTCATGGTCGGCCAGCCGGTCGCCAAGATTTACCCACCCCTCAAGAACTAGCGGACACTCGTGGGCACATGTTGGGTAGTGCTTTGTTGGCCGCGGATTACGGCCCAAAGACCGCAATGACGGTAGGAAACCTTGGAGAAGATATTGGTTTCTCAAATCGCCTACATCGTGCTATGGATAAGCGGAACAACGCGGTAGGTATTTCAATTTTTAAAGCGGCTGGTATAGATGCGACGCCTGCTCAGTTAGCAAAGATGGTAGACGCAAAGATATTTAAACAGCTAGATGTAATTATGGGACGTTCTGCGAATGATCGTAGTTTCAAGAGTCCCGAGAAGGGCCCCGATCTCTATATACCCAGAGATCAATACGGCTACTTCATATCGGAATATTAGGAGTAGCAATGGCAAATGGTAAACCAAACGCAGGGTTGATGGACGTACCATCACAGTTAGACCCGGACGATTTAGCGGCTGAAGTAGAGATCGAATTGCCCGATAGTGCTAACGTAGTGATGGCAGACATTGAAGCTGAAGATGTTGGCTCCATTGAGATAAGCCCAGAAGATGACGGCGGTGTCGTTATTGATTTTGACCCACAGGACCAGCGTGGTGTCAGTGATGATTTTTATGCTAACTTGGCAGAAGAGATGCCCGACAGAGAGTTGGCACGTATTTCCAGTGATTTGCTTGGGGAGTTTGATGCTAACAAAGCAGGTCGCCAAGAGTGGGAAGATGCTTATACTAACGGTTTAGAGCTTTTAGGCTTTACTTACGATGAGCGTACCCAGCCTTTCCGTGGAGCCTCCGCAGTAACGCACCCGTTACTTGCTGAAGCGGCTACTCAGTTCCAAGCACAAGCTTTTAACGAGCTATTACCTGCTTCGGGTCCCGTCCGTACTGTAGTTATGGGCAAAGAATCTACTTCTAAGAACCAGCAAGCCTCGCGTGTACGTCAGTTTATGAACTACTACATCACGAGTGTTATGGAAGAATACACACCTGACATGGATCAGATGTTGTTTTATCTCCCGTTGGCGGGTTCTACGTTTAAGAAGACTTATTTTGATGAAACGTTAGGTCGTGCGGTATCTAAGTTTGTCCCAGCGGAGAACTTGGTTGTTCCTTATGAGACCTCGGACCTCGAAACATGTCCTAATATTACGCAAGTAGTGCGTATGTCACTTAACGATCTGCGCAAACGACAGATTGGTGGCTCGTATTTAGACGTTGAAGTTATCCCAGCACAGAAAGAATTGTCTGATTTAGAAGGTGAGATGGACCGTATTGAAGGTCTGGAACCTAATCAGATAGATTATGACTGCACAATTTTAGAATGCCACGTCGATTTAGACTTGGAAGGTTACGAAGAGCTTGATGACGATGGCGAACCCACAGGTATTAAGGTTCCTTACGTTGTAACGTTGTCCGAGGACAATGGTCAGGTGTTGTCGATCCGTCGTAATTACCAAGAAGATGATGAGTTAAAAAGAAAGATACAATACTTTACCCACTTTAAGTTTTTACCGGGATTCGGTTTCTACGGGTTAGGTTTGATCCATACGATTGGTGGTTTGTCACGAACCGCTACAGCGGCGCTGCGACAGTTAATCGACGCCGGTACGTTGTCTAATCTGCCAGCAGGCTTCAAGGCCCGCGGACTACGGATCAGGGACGATGACGATCCGTTGCAGCCCGGTGAGTTCAGAGATGTGGACGCACCCGGAGGGGCTATACGTGACAGCCTTATGCCGCTGCCATTTAAAGGTCCTGACCAAACATTATTTAACCTACTTGGTTTTGTAGTAGAGGCTGGACAGCGTTTTGCGACGATCACGGACCTCAAGGTTGGTGACGGTAATCAGCAAGCTGCGGTAGGTACAACCATCGCTATGATGGAGCAGGGTACTCGTGTAATGAGTGCTGTGCATAAGCGTTTGCACTATGCAATGAAGCAGGAGTTTAAGATTCTTGCGCGTGTGATGTCTGAAAGTTTACCCCAGCAGTATCCATATACTGTACCGGGTGGTGATGAAAGCATCATGCGAGAGGACTTTGATGACCGTGTAGACGTAGTACCGGTTAGTAATCCCAACGTATTTAGTCAGGCGCAGCGTATTGTAATGGCGCAGACTAAACTACAACTGGCGTCACAAGCACCGGAGCTTCACAATTTAAACGAAGTGTATCGGGATATGTACGAGGCACTTGGCGTAACTGACGTTGACCGTATAATGAAAGCGGTTCCGACAGATGAGCCTGTACCTATTGATCCTGCACAGGAAAACATTAACGCTCTAGATATGTTGGAGCTACATGCCTTTGAAGGACAAAACCATCAGGCGCACATTACTGCACACTTGGTATTTGGCGCATCACCTATGGTTGGGGGTATGCCTCCTGTTGCTATTAGCTTGCAGAAGCATGTTATGGAACACGTACAGATTGCTGCTAAAGAGCAGGCCGCTGTGGCATATTTACAACAAGTGCAACAAAAAGGTGGCCAACCTGCAACAGATGACGAAATGTTAGAAGTTGAGAAGATGACTGCGCAGTTTGTAGCAGAAGGATTGCAGCAGGTTAAACAACTATCTGGCGAACTGTCAGGTGCCGGGGCCCCCGATCCGTTGGTTCAGCTTAAAGAGCAAGAGTTACAGATTAAGGCACAAGGCGATCAGGCCGACCAAGCGATTGACCAAGCCAAGGTTGAACTGGATGCACAGAACCAGCAAATGCGTGGTTCACAGTTTGACAGGCGTCTTGCGTCACAAGAAGCACAAACACAGGCACGTATTCAGTCTGCAATGGAGCGTGAGATATTGAAGCAACGAGGTGACCAATAATGATGGGTAAAAGCCTTAGTTACGCATATGCAGAAGGTGGTTCAGTACCTGTAGGTTTTGCGTCTCCTAGAGATTTCAGGCCTCAGTATACCGATGAACAAATAAAACAGATGGAAGAAGCAAATGCGCGAAGAATAGCGGCAGAGGCTTCCACGGCAGAATCTAGGGCGCGGCAGGCGGCGCTTCATGCGGCTAACCCGCATATAGATTTTAGTGAAGCCGGTCATGCTGCGGCACTTGCCGATGCACAAAGAATCATAGCAGAGGCCGCTGCCCGTGAAGGTGTAGCGGGTAATCCTGAAGGAATAACAAGTGTTACCGAAGGAGATGTAACGTTTAGTGGGAACCCCGATCACTTTATGGTTGGTGAATTTAACCAACAGCCTGTAGATACTACCGGCGGTTTTAACGTTGGTGACGTTACCTTGCCTAATGCTACGGTTACACCAGAGTATCAAGCGCAGCCTGATTTTACATACACCCCACCGCCTACTACGTTTACTGAGTTGACGGGTATAGGTGAAAATGCGGGTCAATCGGGCTATCAAGAATTTATCGAACAAAATCCGCAACAAACAGCAACACAATATTCAACGTATACACCGCCAGAGTTTCAAGGAGTGGGATCGTATCTAACTCCGCAGCAGGGTTCGTACCTTATGTATTCGACACCCGGTAGTGTATTTAAAAGACCTGAAGGAGGTTAAGATGAAAGGTAAAGTAAAAGTAAACGGTTCAGCGCCAAAAGCGCCACCAAAGCCAGTAGAGTATGCACAGATCGACAAGCAAGGTCGTATTCCTTATGGGAAGACAGCTAACGTTTCTGTACCAAAATCTGTAATTGATTACAGTGGTGCGTCACCTACTCGGAAAGAAACCGCTCGTGGCATGGGTGCCGCGAAACGTGGTGGTAGTTACATAGGTTGTTAAGATGCCATTAAAGAAAGGTAGTAGCGACAAAACGAAAAGCCAGAACATCAAGAAGTTGATGGACGAAGGCTATGCACAGAATCAAGCAGTTGCTATTGCTTTGTCTAAGGCTGGAGAAACGCCTGCCAAGCGTATGGCACGTGGCGGAATGGTAAAGGGTTTTAGCCCAATTGCGCGGCCACAACGTTTTCAAGGAGTTTTCTAAATGGCAAGAAGAGGAAGAGGTAAGGGTTTAGAGCCTCGTATACCAACCAAACCAGCGGCACCGGTCAAACAGGCTGTAACTCCGGCCCCCGCCGCACCCGTAGTAGATTTTAGTAAATTTACAACAAACGGGAGTATGCTCGGCTCTCTTCCAGAGGCTGTTATACCTCCGCTTCAAATGCCTGTAGCTCCGCCTCCAGTTGCAGTGGCTCCCCCACCGCCTCCGGTAGCGCCAGCACCCGCTCCTGTACCTATTCCACAGATTGATCCTGCGGTATTAGCACAAATACAACAACAGTTTAATATTCCTGCTCCTGCTCCTGCTCCTGCCCCGGTCAAACCAGCACCGGCACCGGTCAAAGAGGTTGCTCCACCACCGCCACCACCACCTCCGGCAGCGGTTGCTCCACCACCGCCACCACCAC